ATGTAGTCCAACAGTCTTACTTCCTGACCGTGAACCTGTGCAATCCAGATCGAAGTCGAGTCACCAATCCCCAGATCCCACGCAGCGATTGTTTTACAGAGGTCATCCCGCTGGACAGCGCAGAACCGACCTTCTCCCTCCATCTGGTTAAGAATTTGACCATAGTAAGCACCCTCCACCGCAGCATGAAAACTGCACTCAAACTCTTGGTCGTACTTGTCCCGCCCCATCTCTCGGAGCGCGTCATCGAGTTCTGACTGTACGATAATCTTGGTCTGACTGGCACGGAACTCCAGCAACTTCCACCCAGGCTCGTCCTGTGCCCTATTCCGCAGGTCGTAGAAGTGATTCTGGCCTTTCGGAGTGCCGATGAACATTGCCCAGCCTTGTCTGTCGGCTAGAGCAGGACGAATCACTTCATTCCAAATTTTGGGATTCTGATCCCCCACCTCGTCGAGTACCACTCCGTCAAAGTAACTTCCGCGCAGGGAATCTGGATTGTCCGACCCGTACAGTCCGATCCTGCGATCCCAGAAGTCAACACGAAGTTCTGAAATGTTTGGTGTGGCTCCCAGCGGACGGGTGTAGTGAAGCAAGTAGTCCCATGCGATTCGTTTGGACTGAGCATACGTCGGGGCAATGTAGGCAAACCGTGGTCGTTCCTTCTGACACAGAACGGCTGACTTGATTAGCTGGTTGATGGCAGAAACAGTCTTCCCTAATCTTCGATGAGCCACCACCACTGTGAAGCGGTGATCCTCCATTGCCTGATGAATCTCCTGCTGAGACTCCCTCGGACTGTAGGGGATGATTATTTCTCTGCTGCCCAAGTCACCACCATCTGCATTGGCTGATTCTGGTCGCCTGCTACTTCTGTGCGGGCTAACTTGGGAATGTGGTACTCAATAGCTTTCAGATACAAGTCAGCAGCTTTGGCTGGGTCAGGCTTTACCTTGTCCCCGTCGCCCATAGCAACGGTTTGGAGCCACGCAGCGAAGTTCTCTGCATTCTCCTCCGCTACCTTGCGGATGGCCTCTCTTACGTCCCTTGTGGCCTTGTTAGGGATACCCGGCGGTCTTCCCTTGCCGTCATTAGGCTTCTGCCTAGTCTTTCCTAATTTTGGTTCCACTTACCGACTCCAATAGGGTGATCGGTCAACTTTAACTTGACCTCTGACGGATTAACTCGTCTACGTCAGCGTCGCCTTTCTGCTCGGCAGTTGGAGCGAATAACGCTCGGCTTCTACTGTCTGTCGTTGTCGGCTCGCACAGGTAATAGGCTGCAAAACTGTTGCGGGTGACATCTGCCGGACAGGTCAGCGGAGCAGGTAATCCGTGCCAACTGCCTCTAGTGTCGAAGATTATCGCACGATTGAACTTAGGTTCAACTGTCTTTACCAACGTATCAGGATCGCTGTACAACCCGAGATGCCCACCCCATTCTGGCTTCCATCCTGGCGTCAGGTAGACGATCAGGTTGAGCCTTCTTTGAAAGTGCAGCTTAGGATGCAGGTTGTAATCTAAATGAACGTTTAATTTGCCGCCTCTGCCGTGCTGGTGCAGTCCACCACCGTGCAAACCTAAGTCTGGGATCAGTTCTTCGCCTGTCAGGTTTTCCAGTATCTCTGTGAAATACGGGCTGAGCAGGTTCTGGAAGGCTTTGTAGGTCTCAGGCTTGAAGTGATGCCAGTCGTTGCAGGTCTGCTTAACTTCCAGCGGATTGTCGTAGCGGAACCAGCAGGGATCGTCCTTAGCGGGAAACTCTCTGGCTAGGCTTATCGCGTCTGAGAAGAAATCATCAATTACGCAATGCCAGTAAGGATGCGTGTCAATTACCACTTTACTTTGTTAGACCAGTAAGCAGCCGACATCTTGCCCTTCGCAATATTCTCAGCGTGACGGGCCTTGAATGACTCTCGACGTTTACGGTCAGCAGCAGACTCGCTTTCTCGCTTAGGACTGCCAGACACACCCTGCTGGCCGAACCGAATCAGTTTTACCTCGTCGCCAGACTTTGCCAGCACAGCATGACTCTTGGTCGGATGACCAGGAGTGCGCTTAGGCTTGTTGTAGCCAGCGAACGATTCTGATCCGCGTTTAATCATCGTCCATCATCCCAGCAATCTTGATGACGATTCCACCCTTACCCTTAGCCTGCTGGCCTAGCCATTTCTTGCAGACCATATCCTCTGAGCAGACGAAATCCAGTTGAGCACAGTAGCCCATGTCCTCGGCTTCGTCTTCCATGCCCTTAGCGATACCGTTTTCAAGACAACCCTTCATCTCATCCGACTGAACAAACGCAGCACAGTTCTCGCACTTGTACTCTGCATCTTCGCCAGCTTCCATGTAGTCAGCTTTTTCGACTGCCTTCGCTTTGTTGGCGTCGTTTAGCTTGGCATCACCGGTTACGATTGGACACTTCATTTCTTTGCCGCCCGAAGGTTGTCTACTAAATTAGGGTAGGGGCGACCGGCTGACTTTGCCATCGCTTTGGCTGACCGCTTCTGCTTCTTCGACAGCGGGTCAGGCTTGCCAGCACTCTTAGGACGAGGCTTGTCCCAGATTGGCTTCATTTTTTGCTCGGCAGCTTGCTGTAAGGAGTCTTCTGCTTGCTCATAAACTCTTTGGCTGTCGCCATCGGAATGCCAATTTTCTTAGCAAACCCTTTCGAGTGAGCAGCAGCCTGCATAAGTCTGGCCTGGGCTTTAGACACGGCTGGCATGTTAGTCCTCGACAATGTTGGAGAGGTGGCCGATACGTCCGCGAACCCCTATTCTACCCGTTTCATGCAGAATGTCACGAGGCAGAAACTTGTAGAAACCGTGCTCCAGGTCAAACACTTTGCCAGCATCCCACTGACTGTGGAAGAACTTTTCTGACTCCTCTAGCGTGCTAATCATCTGCGGAATGACAGTCTGGCAGAACGAATATAACCGAGTCATCAACATTCCATCCGTCCCAACCTGCTCCAGCGTGTAGCCAGTCTGCCTGGCTGTCGCAAACGTCGCCTTGTTGGCCGGATGCGCCTGCAAGTCGAAACCGTCAGTCAACACATATCGACCGGAAACTTTGAATATGTGACTGTAGAGCGTCGGAATCCATTTAAGCGCGTCTATCGTTACACGATGCTCGATAGCATTTTTGACGTAAGCGACATCACGTTGCTTGTCGTGGATGTCTTTTATCCACTGCTGACCCCAGAACGGGAATATCTTTACTCGCGGAAAGTAAATCTTCTGCGGTTCGTAACTTGATTCCAGCAACCAGATGCTCGCCATCGGCACTTTGTTGTGAATCGACTCCAGCGTTTCTGCCGTTTCCTGAAGTCTAACGGGGTCACCGTTAATGGCTGACGTTACGAGAAACAGGATCACCACTTCCCCCTGGTACTCTTAAATTCCTGACTGCCGAATACCAGCCCACCGTCATACGGCAAGCCAGCAAAGTGCGTCGGACAGAAAAACTGACTCGGGAACACAACAAGGTCACGATACCGGTGCTCGTGAAACGTCATCGTCAACCTCGTCGGCCCACAGAACTCCCACGCCATCAGTTCCCCAGGCTCATCCTTCGACAGGTCATCCACGATCTGCCCGATGAACGGGCTCTCCGGCTCTGCACCAACCGCAGCGTTCGACAGTAATCCTGGTCGCAGCAACTCCGATTCCGACGTAGCCCAGCATCTAGGCTCTAGCATCCAGTCAGGAATAGCCCTAGAAGGCTCCAGATCGGCGTCTAACGCGATTCCACCGTGTCGGTATAGGATCTCCCACCTCATACAGTCTGCAACGCCGCATAGCTCGCGTTTCCAGTAGTGCTGCATATGCTTGGCAAGCACCCAACCTGAGGAGAGGTCTTTGTTGCCCCACAGCATGACTTGAAAGTCAGGGTTGAGCGTAGCCCAGCGCTTGATGGTTTCGGCGGGAGTTTTGGATTCGTCGCCCACCCAGACGAAGTGAAGGATGCGCGGGATCACAAAAAAATCCCCCTACACCGGGGGAGAATCAGGGCGGAGACGCTCACAGTTTATCGGTTTCCTGTTGGATTGCAATCTGTTTCGCGCACAGGCGAGCGTCAGCGGCTATTTGTAGTGCCAATTCTATGGCTGAATCTGCCTCTTTTTTTAGGAGCAATGAGTGCATCTTCGTCAGATTCATCTTCATCGTCAGGTACGTCGTAATCCAGTCCTGCATATTTGCTACTCCAGAGTTTGTAGTTTTGCCGCATAGCTCTGCGATCATTCTCGTCGAACCCGGCTACTTTGCCGCCAGCCATATTGTTCATCAACATCAACACTCGCTTACGGAAAGCGTCGGGAGCGCAGTCTAACGCTTCTAGGTAACCGTCTGAATCGTCAGTGAACAGGAATCGCGCTGCTGATCGGGCTTCTGGCGTCATCCGTGCTCCTTTTTTGATCGGGATCGGACGGTGCGTCAGATCGCGGATGGCAAGGGTGACAACATGAGTGAGCAGACGGTGTTCAGGCAAGTCCACGTTTCACCTTTTCGATTGCGCGGTTGATCCAGCTGGGAGGCATGGAGATTTCAGCGCAGACGTAGTAGATCGATTGGTAGGGGTGAGAGACGTAGACGGCATTGACTGCTGCTCTATCGTCTGGGCTAAGTTTCTGCACGACAGAATCAACTGTTTTCGCGTCCTCGGCATCTGCCAGCGGTTCCTTCCGCTTCCACGCTGCCCAATTGTGTAACCTCGACTCCACAGAACCTCCCTGATAGTGCGCGGAACCGTTCCGCTCCGCAGTGGAAACAAACGTAGACTTCAACGACAGACTTATCGCTGATTGATTGATCGACTAGGTGGTAATCAGTTTTGCACGCGCTGCAAGTCATTTGTCAGATACCTCAGTTCGACAATCCGCGCACACTCTCGCAGTTTCGATACGTTGGTGCGCTTCATGACCTCGATGGCAATAGCAACAAACGTTTCAACCTCAGCACGCTCCTCGTCTCCCCAGCCGATCAGTTCTGCAACACAGGACTTCAGTCGCTCATCCTTCAGCTTGGCAACGGTTTCCACGACATAC